AGACGGAGAACTACTACGCTTCCATTATTTCACGAACGACGGAATACTTCAGGGCGCAAAAGTAAAGACTAAACAAAAGGATTTTTACTATGAAGGCAACAGCACTGATACTCTCTTTGGTCAGCATTTATTCCCTAGTACTGGCAAACGGGTCGTGGTTTATGAAGGGGAATTAGATGCTGCATCAGGCTACGAGGCACTCACAGGTTGGCCTCATGTATCACTACCACACGGAGCAAAAGGTGCGAAAAAAGATATTAAGAAACAGATTCCATTTTTTCAAGGATACCAAGAAATTGTACTCTTCTTTGATGGAGATACTGCTGGAAGAGAAGCAGCAAAGGAGGCTGCATCAGTACTACCACCTGGGAAGGTCAAAATCGCCAAGATGGAGACCTATAAAGACGCTTCAGACGCTTTACAGGCGAACGATGCGGAAGCCATAAGGAAGGCAATTTGGAACGCCACTGTATATCAACCTGATGGGATCATTGATGCAAAGACTTTATTAAATGAAGTCACTACACCCACAAAACCATTTGATCATGAATACCCATATAGAGGACTCAACCAGAAATTACACGGGATCAGGTACGGAACACTTACGACATTTACTAGTGGCTCTGGCCAAGGAAAAAGCTCCATCTGCCGTGAAATTGCAACTGACTTGCTCGTCAAGGGCGAACGGGTTGGGTACTTGGCACTTGAAGAGAGTAACCGACAAACAGCTTTAGGCTTGATGTCATCTGCTGTTGGGAAGTCATTACATCTAGGAGAGCATGATGAGGAAGAACTTAAAGAAGCGTTCAATAAATCAATTGCTAACTGGAATCTCTATATGTTTGATGGGTTCGGGTCGTTTGATCCCGACGTTATCTATAACCGCATAGAGTATCTAGCTACTGGCTTAGATTGTAAGGTTATTTTCTTGGATCATTTGTCGATATTATTGTCCGGATTAGAGGGAGACGAAAGACGAATGCTGGATATTACGATGACACGTCTACGAAGCCTAGTTGAAAGAACAGGCATAGCTCTATTTCTAGTAAGCCATTTAAGGAGATCAAGTAATGACAAAAAATCCCACGAGGAAGGAGGCAGAGTGTCTCTCTCCCAGCTTAGAGGGTCTCATAGTATCGCTCAACTCAGCGATTCGGTCATCGCTCTGGAACGAAACCAACAGAGTGAAGAAGAACGAAATACTACGACTCTTAGAGTTATTAAAAATAGATATTCAGGCGAATGTGGCGTAGCAACAAAATTGACGTATGACTTATCCAACTGCCGATTTAGTGAGAATGAAACTCCGGAATCATCCTTTTTCCGTGGAACCAGCGAAACCACGGATTTTTGAAGAAAGCGAATATGAACACCCTTGGTATAAACACGCTAAGGACTCAACACAATTAAATAAACCTAAGCCACCCAGCGAGGAGGCAGTGAAGAAAGCTCAATTCAAAGATAAGACTTATGAGTGGAGACCTAATGCTCGTCGTTGACATCGAAACTAATGGGCTGCTGCATGACTTGACACGTATACATTGCATTGCCATTCATGACTCAGAAACAAATGAAATCGAAACTTTTAACGACGAAAAAAACAATAGGTACTCAATCACTGAGGGACTATCCAGAATGGCTGTTGCAGACACAATTGTCGGCCACAACCTCCTTGGTTTTGACCTCCCAGCTATTAGCAAAATATATAACCATTTCTCTACCAATGCTCGTATTATTGACACTTTGCTTCTATCACGTCTTTTTCATCCGAACCTTTTAGATATTGATAGAAATAAAAAGTGGGAGCATATGCCTCTTCAACTATATGGCCGCCACTCATTAGAGTCATACGGATATCGTCTCAAAACCTATAAGGGTGACTTCGGTAAGACTACCGATTGGAGCGAATATAGCGAAGAGATGGAAGAGTATTGCAAGCAAGACGTAAAGGTCTCGGAAAAATTGCTATGGCATTTCCACCGTTATGTGACTGGCTCGTCTTAGAGCATAAGGTCGCAGAAATATTAACAAATCAGGAGTTACATGGATGGTATTTTGATGAAAAATCTGCATGGGAACTTGAATCAACTCTCCGAAAAGAGTTGGAAGAAACTACTCAAGTACTTCGAGACAGGCATCCTTTCGTTGCCGGATCAGTATTTAATCCTAAACGAAATAATCGGACACAAGGCTATGTCGCTGGTGCTGAAAGCATCCGACTAAAAGAAACAAACCCTACATCAAGAGATCATATTGCATGGGTATTGACAACTCATTATGGCTGGAAGCCGTCATTAATAAGCTCCAACGGCAAGCCCGTAGTAGACGAGATAGTCTTAAAGGAGATTGGGACGGATACTGCTCTGAAGTTTCTCCGATGCTTGGAACTGAAGAAAGCATTAGGAATGATATCAGAAGGCGTGAACGCATGGCTGAAGCTATGTACGACCTCTAGCCGTATCCATCACCACTGCTCAGTCGCCACTAATACTTTTAGATGTCGTCACAACAAGCCCAACGTGGCCCAATGCCCTGCAGGGTCTGAGTACAGAAAATTATTTACTGCTAGTCCAGACTTATGGATGGTTGGCGCAGATTTAGCCGGAATAGAACTAAGAATGCTTGCACACTACTTAGCCCGTTACGACGGTGGTAGATATGCAGACATCTTATTGAACGGAGACATTCATCAGGTAAATGCTGACAAAATTGGTATTACCAGACGTGAAGTAAAAAGTGTCTCATATGCATTTTTATATGGAGCCTCAAATGTCAAACTTGGAACAACCTTTGATAAGCAATTATCAGAAGATAAGGCAAGAGCTAAAGGAAAAGAAATACGTAAATCGTTCATTGCCGCCATCGATGGACTATCAGAGTTGTTATCGGCTATTAAGAAGCGGTCTGCTACAGGCGAGATCATGGCTATCGATGGAAGAAAACTTCTAGTAGATAGTCCTCACAAAAGTCTTAACTACCTTTTACAGGGGTCAGCCGCGTGCATCGCGAAGCGTTGGCTCTATATAACTCATAACACCGTCAAAGAAGCTGGCCTACGCGCTCAACAGCTTGCTTTCATACACGACGAACTTCAATTTGAGTGCGAAAAAAAAGACATTAATGACCTTAAATTCACCCTTGAACACTCTGCAGCAGCCGCTGGGGAGTACTACAATTTGCGAGTACCTATCGCAGCCGAGTCTAAATCAGGACTCAACTGGAGCGAAGTCCATTAGTCAGTATTTAGGAGAACCTAAAGAACGAGGCTATACACAAGACCGAGGAAGATTTGCAGAGCTAATAGCATTTAACACACTAAGTAGGCTTGGCTATGACGTTAGATTTGAAGCCCCTTGTGATTATGATTTAACCATTCATGGTGAATCAGGGATTACCCGAATACAAGTCAAATCTATCAGTGATCGCAATAGGATTACCTTGGGTAAATCAAGCATGAGAGCCAGTGGTCCTAAGACAAGTAGATATAAGATTGATGCCTTTGACTTTTTATGCACAGTTAACTTAAAGACAGAAGAAATTTATCTCATACCTATTAGTGCTTTAGAGAGTTCATCTTTCCGTGGAGAGCTTAAAACATCTACCACTATGAATAAGTACAGAGGTTATAAAATCATATGAAGCTGCTTTTTGATGCTGACTTCACAGTATATAAATGTTGTGCTGCAGCCGAAGATGAGATTAACTTTGGTGATGATGTTATCTTTGTAACCTCTAAGTTTTCTGAAGCCTATAGCTGTGTTAAACGAGACATTGATAGGGTATGTAGACACTTTGGATTATTTGATGAACCTATCTTATTTTTTAGTGATAGTTTAAATTTCAGAAAAGAAATAGAGGGGTCGTATAAAGGCCACAGAAATCGTAAGAAGCCTTGCGGTTACAGGAGAGTCATTAATAAGCTATCAGAAGAGTATGAAGTTATCAAGATGCCTACCTTAGAGGCAGACGATGCTCTTGGAATTTATAGTACAAAAAATCCAGGAAATATCATTATCTCACCTGATAAGGATATGAAGCAAATCTCAGGCCAACTCTACAATCTGGATCAATCTTTTACTATAACTAAAGAGGAAGGTGCTAAGTGGCATCTAATTCAGAGTTTGGCTGGAGACAACACTGATGGTTATTCAGGAGTTCCAGGACTGGGAGTCAAGCGAGCAACCGCTTTATTTGATGAGAAAGGGTACAGCTGGAAGACAGTTGTAAATGCATTTAAAGAAAAAGACTTATCGGAAGAGGTCGCACTAATGAATGCACGTTTAGCAAGAATATTAACCGTAGATGATTATGACTTCAAAGAACAAAAACCAATCCTTTGGACCCCCTCCCCCGATTACAGAGTTGACGATGGAGCAAGACTTCAAGCTACGTCAACTTAAAGATGCAATAGAGCATCCTATGTGTTCTAGAGAAGATGTTCACACCATCTTCCTAGCACTCCAAAAACAGAATTTTATCTTAGCCAACTGCCTTACAAATTTATTAAAGAAATGGCCGAAACCACCAATGAAACCGGACCCGAATATTACAGGCTTGGCTCAATCCAAGTTTGGGATTTTATACGTGATAAGGAACTCAACTTCCACTTAGGAAATGTTATCAAGTACGTCTGTAGAGCAGGTCATAAAGAAGACGACATAGAAGATCTATCAAAAGCAATCCACTACCTATCAAATGAAATCGAATTTAGAACAGGCAAAAGAGTTCAGGAGTGCGTTCGGGGTCCAGAACTCCCCGACTTTGCCTACCAGAGCTATGCAAAAGAATTTGATCGTTGAAGAATTTAAAGAATTTTTAGAAGCAGAGGGGATGTTGTTCAGAAACAATAAACCTTTTCATGAGGACGCTATTAAAGAACTCAGTGATCTTGTATATGTCTGTTACCAATATGCAGAAAACATGGGATGGGACTTAGACGAAGCCTTACGTCGAGTCCATGAAAGTAATATGTCCAAACTAGAAGACGGTAAAGCTGTCTATAGAGAGGACGGAAAAGTATTAAAAGGCGCACACTACAAACCACCAACTTTAAGTGACTTAGTTTAATGGATAAATTATTAGAAAGAACTATAGCGAGAACTGGCCGTGTTCAATCATGGCTAGATAATCCAGAATCACGTCTACCCGTATCATGCACAGTTTTCGTAGTTGAAGACCAAATGGAGGGACCAAATGGGATTGAAGCATCGTGGAGATTCGCCAGCCATGCCCTCCGGAATGGGGCGGGCTGCGCTATACACCTATCTAATCTCCGTCCAAGAGGACATGAAAATGGAAAAGGACTCGTTGCTTCGGGTCCGGTGTCATTCGGAAAAATCTACTCAATTTTAAATGAAACATTACGCAGAGGAGGCGTGTACAAAAATGGAGCAATTACGCTTACCCTTGATATTTGGCATGACGATATTATTGAGTTCGTGCGCTGTCCTAGAGTGGAACTCCCTTGGGTCAAAAGGTGCGTCAACCTTACTCAAGAAAGCTGGGACAAATCAAATAGAGAAACTAAAGCAGCCATTATCCACGGAATTAAAAGTGGAGACATTTGGCTTGCAAAAATAAAACATGACAAAAATGGAAAACGAATCAGATCGAACGTATGCCTTGAAATATTCTTGCCCTCACGTGGAACCTGCCTCCTTCAGCACTGTGCTTTATCTGCCTGTGGTATTGGAGAAATCAGAAGGTCTATTGTTGGAGGTATGCAAGAGTTGTGCGAACTCCATCCGAAGACAGGCGTTGGTCTGTCGGGAGAATACCTCTCCCCTGAAGAGGATCGTCAGGTCGGCTTTGGATTCCTTGGATTAGCAAATCTATTAGGACAACATGGTGTCACCTACGCAGAGTTTGGTGATGCTTTACATGAAGTTTTAACGAGTGGTATTAGAAAAGGTGTTGGCGGTATTATTGCTGGTGAAATCCATGAAGGTGTTAAAGAAGCTGCAGAAGTAGCTAAGTATTACAAGATGGATCGTGCATTCTGCATTGCCCCAACAGCTAGTTGCTCGTATAGGACTAAAACCTTTGACGGTTACACCTCTACACCAGAGATAGCACCCCCAATCTCTCGGATAGTTTCCAGAGATAGTGGTACATTTGGTGTTAAAAATTATGATTACGGCAATGTAGAAATTGCCAGTGAAGTTGGTTGGGATGCCTATAAAAAGGTAGCTGATAACTTTATGAGAATCTTAGATTCTACAGGACTTCTGCACGGCTATTCGTTTAATAGCTGGAGTGATGTCGTGACATACGATGAAAACTTCGTGGCAGAGTGGCTTCGGTCTCCTCAAACAAGCTTATACTATTCGCTTCAGGTGATGTCCGATACGCAAGATAAATCAGATGCGTATGCTGCATTAGATGCTGAAGATGTACAAGACTACTTGGATGGGATAGTAAAGCAACCGATCACATGCGATTGCCAGGAATAAAATGAACCCGTATGACAAATTACTCAATAGAAAGAGAAGATGGACACCAGTCCAAACAACAAAAGGAAAGTTTAAGGAGGGATCAGAAGAGACCCTCTTCCGTGCGCTTGCAGTACGCCATATGGAAGTACCAGTTGGGGATTTTATATCTCAAGCACTTGGAAAAGATGTTCCCGACACTGCGCGAACACTTCTAGCGGACAACGTTAGAGATGAACTCAGACATGACTTAGCTCTCGGTTATGTAGTGAATGCCCATGGAACAGATCCACAGGCAGAAAAAGAGGCTTTTCTATTAAGGGATGCATGGAATGAGCATCCTGATCACACCATTACCAAAGCATTAGTAATTGAACGTGCAATATTCTTTGTATTACTTCCTATGTTTCGCTTTAATGGCGATGCTGGTCTCAGAACGGTATCAGCTGATATTTCCAGAGACGAACAAATACACGTGGCCACTAATAGCCTTGTATGTCACGATTTGGGCTTACGGCCTAGTAATTCTCTGGACAAACTCAGGAAGGCCACGATTAATTGGATATTACAACCCCTAAGTACAAATACTTACGGCGATAAATATTTAGACAAAAAATTTTGGCTAGATGCTAGTGATCGCCTTATGTATGAGGGGAAAGCCCCAGAGTTCTCTGAAACTAAGAGAGCAAGAATGCCATCCTTCTTTGAACATAGCAATGTCAACCTTCCCCAATACTCTTGAGCCTTTACTTGGACCCACAGTTGAGTCCATTTTACATGAGCTTGAAGACATCCATCCACCACTAAACCCTACTCCCGATGAATCAATGGAGAAAATTATGTATCGCTCTGGCCAACGTTCAGTTGTGGAGTGGATAAAAACACGTATTAATGAGGACGAATAAATGGCTTTAGATATAGATAGTATTTATGAAAAACTGATAGGCAGAAAGGCTGGTTCAGAAGGTAAAGGTTATTGGACTAGTGAATACAATAAAGCTATTGCTGGCACAGAAGAGGATGGTTCAGATAAGCAAACTTCAGAACAGGCTATCAAGAACATTGAGAATGCCATCAAACAAAGCAAAGAGTACACAGGTAGAGAGACTGCTAAGTCAACTGCCCAAACTCTCCATGGAAAGGAGGCTTTAACTGGGGATGCTCAAGAAGCTTGGCTAGATAGAATCATTGGTCCAGGTGGAGACAAGATTGCAAACATTGGAGACACAATGAAGGCAGATGTCGATACTCTGTACCGTAAAAGCCATGAAGAAGGAGGTTTAGGTAGAGCAGGTAACTTTTCTGGAGATGCTACTAAAGATTCCACTGATGCTAACTACTGGGTTCATCAGATGATGACAGGTGGAGCAGACATGGATGAGGTAAAAAGAAACGTCAAGGCTAGTGGTGAATACATAGGCAATACACCTGCAACTGGTAACGAAGAAGAAGCAGAAGAAGAGGTGATTGCTGATGGTGGTGGTTCTGGTGGTGGTTCTGGTGGTGGTTCTGGTGGAGGTTCTGGTGGAGGAGGAGACTCTTTCAACTGGGATGACTTCATTGGTAAATTCCAAGGTTGGTATGACAACAACATCGCCTCTACTCAATGGCCAAACTATGGCTACGGAGGACATGATCCTGTTGGTGGGGTAAGGATAAACAAATCCCAACAAGCACGTGGTGGAAGGGCATACAAAGGGTCTAGAGGTACATTTAATAGACAAGGTTTAAGAATAAGCGGACTTAACACTAAATAACCATGACAGCAAAATCTAGATACGACTATTTATCAGGTGAACGTACCCAGTTTCTAGACGAAGCAGAAAAAGCAGCGGAATTAACTCTTCCATATTTAATTAGGGGTCACGAAGATTTCAACAAGGGAATGCGTCACCTACCTACACCATGGCAAAGCGTCGGAGCTAAATGCTCAGTTACTTTGGCAGCAAAACTATTGCAGTCACTAGTACCTATACAGACAAGCTTTTTCAAACTGCAGGTAGATGAAAGCCAACTTGGAGAAGAGTTCGGACCTAAAGTTAAATCAGAACTAGACTTATCATTTGCAAAGATTGAACGCACTATCTTAGAAGCTATTGCAGCATCTAATGATCGTGTTGTTATACATGAGGCACTACTACATTTAGTTGTAGCTGGAAATGCCCTAGTCTTTATGGGTAAGGATGGTCTGAAGTTATATCCTCTCAATCGCTACGTCGTAGAACGAGATGGCAACAGCAATGTGATTGAAATAGTAACGAAAGAAAAAATTGCCAAGAAATTAATTCAAGATCAACTACCAGCGGATGTACTTAATGAGTACAAGACCAACGTGGTTGACAATTCAACTGATGACGTTGAGGAATGTGACATATATACTTATGTCAGAAGAGACAACAACAGATACGTCTGGCATCAGGAAGTACACGGTAAACCATTACCAAAATCCTACGGGAAAGCACCTGTTGATGTATCACCTTGGATCGTACTGAGATTTAACTCAGTAGATGGAGAGGATTACGGAAGAGGTAGAGTCGGCCAGTTTATTGGTGACTTAAAATCATTAGAGTCGTTGTCTCAAGCTCTCGTTGAGGGTTCAGCAGCGGCTGCAAAAGTCGTGTTCACAGTCTCACCTTCTAGTACAACTAAACCTCAAACCCTTGCTAACGCTGGGAACGGTGCAATTGTACAAGGGAGACCCGATGATATCGGTGTTGTGCAGGTAGGTAAAACTGCAGACTTCAGAACAGCATTTGAAATGATGCAACAACTAGAGCGTCGTATCAACGATGCGTTCTTAGTTATGCAGGTTAGACATAGTGAACGGACAACAGCAGAAGAGGTACGCCTCACACAGATGGAGCTAGAACAACAGTTAGGTGGACTATTCAGTCTTCTTACTACTGAGTTCTTACTTCCTTATCTCAATAGAATACTTAGTCAATTTCAAAAACTAGGTAAGATACCACGTCTACCAAAAGATGTAGTTAAACCAACAATTGTTGCTGGTGTTAATGCACTTGGCAGAAGTCAAGACAGTGCAAGTCTTGGTCAGTTCTTACAAACCATTGCTCAAACAATGGGACCAGAGGCTATACAAAAGTTTGTTAATCCAGAGGAAGTTATTAAACGTTTAGCTGCTTCACAAGGTATTGATGTATTGAATCTAGTTAGATCAATGCAAGACGTACAACAAGAACAGCAACAGGGTATGCAACAAGAGATGCAGATGGAACAGATGAAGCAGCAACCAGCAATGATGAAAGCTCCACTCATGGACCCAACTAAAAACCCTGCGTTGGCTAATGAATTAGAAACACCACCAACTACAACAAATGAGTGAAACATTAACCTATGATGCTGGTACAGATACTGTTACCACATCTGAGAATTTAAACGAGGCTGAACAAGAATCCCTAGAGATTGGGGAGGAGATGCAAGCCCAAGAGGAGAATCTATTAGCCGGTAAATATAAGAATGCTGAAGAGCTAGAGAAAGCTCACGTAGAACTCCAAAAGAAATTGGGCGAAAAATCTGACGAGGATTCAGAGGAAGTAGAAGAAGAATCTGAGGAAGAATATGAAGAGTCAGAATTTGATGGTGAGAATATAATAGAGAAGCTTTATGAAGCTGGTTCTAATGAGGAGGAAATCTCTGAAGAACTTATCACTGAATTAGAAAACTCTAGCCCTGCTGAGTTAGCCAAGCTTGCTTTAACTTATAAGCAACAGGCATCCGAGGGAGTGACTAGGGATTTCTCTGATGAAGACGTATCTCAAATCCAGAATCTAGTAGGAGGTCAAGAAGCATATACCAACATGATTGAGTGGGCTGGTGAAGCCTTACCTGATCAAGAGGTAAATCTTTTTGATGCTGTCATGGATAAAGGTGATCCCCTAGCTGCATACTTTGCTGTTCAAGCTATGGCATATAAATACCAAGATGCAGCTGGAAAGGATGGAGAACTGTTGACAGGTAAAGCACCTAGATCAACTGCAGATGTATTTAATAGCCAAGCAGAGTTGGTAAAAGCTATGGAAGATGATAGGTACAATGACGACCCTGCTTATAGACAAGCAATACAACAAAAACTAGAACGATCCGACGTTAATTTCTAACATTATGTTTGGTAAAAAAAAACAGTTAACAGAACAACAAAAGAAAAATAGGAAGCAAGGCATTCTTAAAACCGAAGAGGCTTCAGCAAAAAAATATCAAAAAAAATCAGCAGAGAAAAAGCGTAGTAAGGATTTCTTTGCAGGGTTTTTTAACTAGATAGTCGTGGCGACCTGACCGATCATCCTCGCCATTGAGTATTTATTTAATCTTAAATGAACGATACAGAAATC